TACAGTCTAGTCATAGTCTGTCTCCCATCGCTTCTTTGCCAAGTCGACAGCGGCATTGTGCAAGTCTTCTTCGCTTCGAAATAGGCAAGCGGAATGATGCCCGTACATCTTGTATGGCTTGAAGCGGGAGAGCAACTCTTCGACAGCCTCGTCGTACAGGCGCTCAAGAGTCATTTCGTTCTGATGATTACTCATTGTATCGATCTCCTTTTTACAACGTATAACCCATATCGATAACAAGGGTTCCTGTCAAACAAAAAAAACAGGGCCAGCATTTCTGCCAGCCCTGCTTCAACTTTCACAACGGAGTTACCGTACGAGGAAAAGGAACCGCTAGGAAACCTCATACGGTATACACAGCTTTAGCACCGTTGTTTTGTGCTTGTCAAGCCACCTTTTACACTCGACCTCGCTCCGTCCGACGAACACGGCAACCCAACGTGGGTAGTCGACCCGATGCTTCGACTTGACATGGTCGCGTCGGGTCTCTCCGATTCGGACGGACGAAACCGGGGCGACGACTTCGTGTCGGTCATCTTTCGATACAACGTAGGGTACAAGATCATTACCTCTCCGATCTTTCGGTAGTTTAATTCGTCTCATTTGTTAATTCCTCAACCCTCATGCACAAGGCTTCTTTATTCAGAGGCATCTCGTCCCAGAATTCTTGCGTCGATGCAAAATAACATTCTGCCATCGTGTCATACGATCCGATAGGCTCAAATTCAAAGCTCTCACTGCTAAATGCTGTCACTAGCAAGAGGACCCACACCACCTTCGTAGTCATCATCGTCGAGTGCCTCCAAATAAATCTCTATGCCCTCACGGATCAAGTCTCCAACGGACACTTGCGTGATGCTCTTGGCGTGTAATCGTTCGGCGTGTTTGGCTAGCTTGTCGTACATAGCAACAGAGATGAGCAAGTTGTACGTTTTGGTAGGCTCATCAATTTTCGGTGGTCTTGGCATCGCGTACCTCTTTTGTCAATCGCTTGTCTTCTTTGATTTTACGTTTGTCAGGTACAACCCGCTTACCATACTTGGGTAATTCTTTAGCTATAGGGTTAATTTTGTTAATTTTATTCATACTATTTATTGCCCCTATGGGGTATGATAATTAGGAAAGTAGATAGCATGATCGAGCCTGTCAAGTAAAATTTTGTAGTTGACCCTGTTTTCGATGTCGGTTACTTTCCCCGCCATGAAATCACCAACGTGGCTCAAATCGTACGTCGAGGGACTCGACATCGTACCGAATACCAAGTACCGATCTGACTGTCCAGTCTGCGGAAAACGGAATACGTTTTCTGTGACGGACAACGGATTACAGAGGCTATGGTATTGTTTTCATGCGGATTGTAATGTCTCGGGCCGGACGGGAGTGACGTTGTCGAAGAGCACATCGAAAGATATATTTACACCGCAATCACAGCCTCTTTCCATTACTAATACTTTTTCTGAATTCGAGATGCCGGACACGTTCGTATCAATCGGACGGAGTCTCGACGCAGAACTCTATCTGCGTAGGGTAGGGGCGTACGACGCGTACCTCGCGGGGGCCGTAGACTTGCGTTACGATGTTCGAATGAACCGCGTGGTGTTTTTAATTCGCGAAAAAAGAAAGGTAGTGGATGGTGCAGGCAGATCACTCGATGGACGAACACCTAAATGGTATCGTTACGGAAATAGTAGACATCCTTTTATTTGTGGTGACGGAGATGTTGCTGTGGTCGTGGAAGACTGTGCCAGTGCTTGTTGCACCTATGGAGAGGCTTGCGGTGTAGCTCTGTTAGGCACGAGTCTGTTGCCTGATCATATCAATGTACTAAAAAAATACAGTCGAGTTTTTATCGCACTCGACAAAGACGCTACGGACAAGGCAATCGGGATGGTGCGTACTCTACACACACACGTTCCGACACGCTTGATGGTTTTAAGGACGGACTTGAAGAACATGGAAAGGACACAACGACATGAGTTCATACGATCCTACCTCGATTGACGTGCAAGTGTTGGGGTTTTGCCTCGACGTAGACTTCTTTACGAAGGTGTCGAACATACTCGACAGGGATATGTTTACGCGCGAGATGAAAGATGTGTACGACGCAATCGTATTTTCCCACACAAAATATGCCGCCTCACTAACTACGACAGAATTGCTGTCCCTTTTTAACGACCGCAATCCGGCGATGCCCGACTCGGCGCGTGAAAAGGCACATGAGTTGATCACAGCCCTAGAGCCGGGTAGCCATGACAAGCACGACCTGTATATCGATTTGGTCAATAACTTCTGGTTGCGTGACCGTGCGCGTCAGATTGGTGAGAAGGCTATCGAAATTTTCACAGGTGAAAGCGAGGACTTTGGTGCCCTGCGTCAGATTATTGACGCAATTGAAGATGGTCGGATTTCTGACAAGACGACATATCGAATTGTTGACAATGATCTCGACGCTCTGATCGATGAAGAAGTGGGGGAGCCAGACTTTCCCTTCGAGTTCGAGTTGATTGCGGAGAATCTTCCCGGTTTAGATCGCGGCAACTTAGGTATACTCTTCGCTCGTCCGGAAGTTGGTAAGACAACCTTCTGTGCATTTCTCGCCGCATCCTATGTTAGACAGGGGTTCAAAGTGTCGTACTGGGCAAATGAGGAGCCAGCGGAGAAAATAAAGTTACGGATCGTGCAGTCATACTTTGCCATCTTTAAATCAGAGATGCGCGGCCCACTCCGGGAAAAATTTGTTGAGCGGTATAAAAAGGAAATTGCGCCGTATCTCACGATCATGGATTCGGTAGGCACGTCTATTGAAGAACTCGATGACTACGCAAAGCTCAACAAACCCGATATCATTTTCGCCGATCAGTTGGACAAGTTTCGTGTCGGCGGCGAGTACAACCGTGGTGACGAGCGCCTCAAGCAGACGTACGTTCTTGCGCGCGAGATAGCGAAGCGTAACAAGTGTCTCGTCTGGGCCGTCAGTCAGGCAAGTTATGAGGCACACGACCGTCAATTTATTGACTACTCCATGCTCGACAACTCACGCACGGGCAAAGCGGGAGAAGCTGACATCATCATCGGCATCGGCAAGACAGGTTCGAGTGAAGTCGAGAATACTGTTCGACACATATGTGTATCAAAAAACAAGCTCAACGGATGGCACGGCATGATCAACTCTCAAATTGATGTTCGTCGGGGGGTGTATTACTAATGGTTGTTGTATTGCTTCCGATTATCGCTCTCGGTATGTTTATAAACGAGCCGGGTATATTTGAGATAGGTCTCGGCTTACTATTTCTATCTATGATGGGAGATTCGGTATGAACGCTCTCGTATTCGATGTGGAAACGACTCACGTTGAAAAGAGGGGGGGCGGGTATACACCCCTGCCGTACTTTGGTAACAAGCTCGTCTCTATAGGCTGGAAGTGGCTCACGAGCACAGTTGCTTATGACTGTTACTATCATAGCACTCAAGCACCTGACATAGACGCTCCAGAAATATTTCAGCGTGCGCTCGACGTGGCTGACTTAGTGGTCGGTCACAACATAAAGTTTGATTTACAGTGGATACGCGCGTGCGGATTCACGTATGAAGGAGATGTGTATGATACGATGGTTGCGGAGTATATTCTTTCCCGTGCGAGACGTTGGCCTCTTGGACTTGCTGCTCTTACAGAGAAGTATGACGTTACACGAAAGGAAAAGGACATGGTTGCCCCGTACTTGGAAGCGGGGGCGACATTTTACGAGATACCGTGGGAGATCGTAAAAGAGTACGGCACTGCGGACGTGATAGCCACTCAAGAAGTGGCCCAGCAACAACTAAATGCCTTTGGCACCACATACGGAGATATTTATGCAGACAGAAAATGGGCTAGTTCCGACACTGCGCCTGTCTCTTGAGATGACAGATGCCCTCGCGTCTATCGAACGAGAGGGCTTGAAGATAAATCTCGACACACTCGAAGAGATCGAGCGGTCGTATCAGCAAGAGATGGATAACTTAGAGGTGCGCCTCAAGAGACTTGCACAGGACGCAATGGGTGACACACCCGTCAATCTTGCAAGTCCGGATGACCGGTCGATGCTCTTGTACTCTCGTCGCGTTACAAACAAGCAAGAGTGGGCAGCGACGTTTAACTTGGGCACGGAGCGGCGTGGTGCTACGGTCAAACCTAAGATGCGTCGGCGCATGTCGCGCAAGGAGTTCAATCGTAACGTCGGACGCCTCACTGAGGTTGTTCACAAAACACGTGCAGAGAGGTGTGCTAGCTGTCTCGGTCACGGAAAGAATCGTCCCGTGCGTAAGGACGGCACACCGAGTAAAATCGTTCGTAAGTGTAAAAGTTGCGGTGGCGCGGGTGTGATATACAAGTCTACGGGTGAGGTCGCGGGGTTCAAGTTGTTGCCCCGCACAACGTACGACTTGGCGGCAGCAGGATTTCGTACGGATAAAGACACACTCGACGAACGGCGTGATGACCTGCGGGGAGACGGTCGCGAGTTCGTGGAGTCGTACGTGCGGTACAACGCCTTACGCACCTACCTCAACACTTTTGTCGAGGGGATAAAGAACAATGTGGACTCGAAGGGTTTCATCCATCCGGAATTCATGCAGTGTGTTACGGCGACGGGCAGGCTTTCGTCTCGCAATCCGAACTTCCAAAACATGCCACGCGGTTCGACATTCGCAATACGTAAGGTCGTCGAAAGTCGCTTCAGTGGTGGTTACATTCTTGAAGGGGACTACTCGCAGCTAGAGTTTCGCGTGGCAGGGTTCCTTGCGAAAGACGAGCAAGCGTACACCGACGTAAAAAATTCTGTCGACGTTCACAATTACACTGCATCGGTGATCGGTTGCACACGACAAGAAGCGAAGGCTCACACTTTCAAGCCCCTCTACGGCGGAACGTCCGGCACAGAAGATCAGAAGCGTTACTACGCTGCATTCAAGGACAAGTACGCTGGCGTGACAGAGTGGCATGAGGAGCTACAGCGTCAGGCTGTCACGAAGCGCGTTATCTCTCTTCCGTCCGGTCGAGAGTATGCGTTTCCCGATGCACGCTGGACAGAATACGGTACGGCTACAAATCGTACGGCGATATGTAACTATCCGGTGCAAGGTTTTGCGACGGCTGATCTCCTGCCTATAGCGCTCGTCTTGCTCGTTAAGCTTGTAAACGAGACAGACTTGCAGAGTGTCATATGTAACACAGTGCACGACTCCATCGTCATGGATGTGCATCCAGATGAAAAGCAGACGTGCATAAATTTAATGAAACACGCGATGTTAGCGTTACCCTTTGAAACGGTTAGACGTTATGGTATCGCGTACGACATGCCAGTCGGAATAGAACTGAAGATGGGAAAAAACTGGCTTGACTTACATGAAGTAGAACTATAAGATACCTTACACCCTATGTATCTCGAAAAGGAGAAGGATGATGGATGGGACAGACATGGTAGAAATATTAGGCGGTGATGACCTCAAGGAAATCATGCGCCTCACGGGACAAGCAGACAATGCACCGAAAGAACGCGTTGGCTTGCCTCGTCTTGGGATCAATTACGATCAGGAATCGAATGAGGGAGAACCCCTCACTCGGGGAGATTGGAAGATTATGCTCGACGGGCGCACCATCTATGCAAAAGAGGTGACGATCCAGCCCTTGATGCGTCGGTTTGAATATAGCATGTGGGATTCGGAGATGAACGATGGGCGGGGCGGCTTTGCCTCAAAGTCAGTTCAGACCCATGACTTGCGTGCGTCGTTCCCTGATAGCACAGGGGGCAATAAGTGTGGACGGTTGTCTCGTGATGAAGAGGAAGCCCTTGACGAGGGTGATCCGCGTGTGCTGCTCTCTCGGAGCGTCGTCTGCAATCAAGTGATCTACGGGAAGATCAGTGGCGAATTCAGGGACGAGTCAGGAAATCCTGTTACGGCAACTGATGAGCCGTTCGTTGCGTACTTCAAGAAGTCAGGCTTCAAGCCGATCTCTGACTTCATCAGCAGTCTATCGAATCAGAGTAAGCTGATGTGTCAGTGTCGTGTCTTGTTGCGCACGCACAAGAATAAACGGGGCAGTGTGATTTACTGGACCCCTGTGCCGACACTCGAAGGCACTGTTCCTCTTGGTGAAGAGGACAAGAAGCTGATGATGAAGTTCGAAGAGACCATCAAAGGCCACAACGACATGATTATGAAGGAGCATAACGAAGCATCGAAGAGGAAGCTTGCAGATGAAGACTATGATCTTGCAGCAGACCTCAAAGATGCTGATGCTGCTTAATATCCAAGACTACATGACAAAAGTTATCCGGGGGGAGACAAAGCTCTCCCCGGCTAACGTCGATTTATTTATTGAAGAGTGTAAGGCGGCTGTTTTAAGTCAGTTAGGTGGACGAGAGCGTAAGTATCGCATACGCATGTCCGGACTCGGTAAGCCCCTCTGTCAACAAGTATGTGACAAGCACGGCATCGAAGAAACGATGCAGTATAACAGTGTCGTGCGGTTTCTGTATGGTGACATCACAGAAGCTATTATGATGCTTGTTATGCGCGAAGCCGGTATCGACATCGTAGACTATCAGCGAGAGGTTGAACTCGATCTCGACGGGCATCACATCACCGGCACGCTCGATGTCATTATACGTGACGGCGCAGGCGTCGAGAAGGTGTGGGACATCAAGTCAGCAAGTGACTGGGCCTTCAAGAACAAGTTTACCGGCTTTGGTGGCTACGAGGCTATGAAGACGGACGATCCCTTCGGCTATATCATGCAGGGCTTCCTGTATTCCGAAGCGGTGGGTATGCCCTTTGGCGGCTGGATCGTAATGAACAAGTCGAGTGGTGAAGTCGCGGTAGTCGAAACGTACGACTGGACGGGTGAAGATAAGGACAAGTACCTTGCGGATGCAAAGAAGCGTGTGAAGTTTCTTAGCGATCCGGACGTGGCTATGTTCCGTCCGTACACAGACGAGTTCGAAACATACAAGCGTAAGGGCGAAGTGATACGCACGGGCAACAAGGTCTTGCCGAAGGAGTGTAGCCTGTGTGGCTACAAGACACACTGTTGGCCTAATGCAACCGTGCACCCCCGCGTCACCTCACAGGCTAAGTCACCACCGATGGTGTGGTACTCTCGCCTCAAGACACGAGAGATTTAATGGCATATATCTTTATACGAGAGTACGACTTGGACCTTCTCGAACTCAACAAAGAGATGTATCACATGTACATCGAGTCTCACAAAGGCACGGGTGGAGATCGTCGGACTGTGTTTTTGCGTCAACACGAAAGGGGTTTACCCTTGACGCTACGTGAAAATTTTACGAAAAATGGAGTGGTATCTTCCGACACTGAGAAGAGAGATGTAACCACTGTCGAAAACGAGATACAAAATATAAGTAGGTTAGTCAACGCAGGAGTTAATGTATGTATCCCTCTGAACTCTTTGATAAACGAGTGTTGTTTGATAGAGGCACGGTCACCAAAGCTATCGGTGCACGTAATGAAGCGTCTAGAGTCCGCCGGAATGCATCTGTGAAGCGAAGTTCCGCTCAAAAGGCAGGGTTTCGATCTAATTTCGAATTAAATTTAGCAAGAAACCTCACTGACAGAGGGGTAAAGTACGAGTACGAAACCACAAAGTTGACGTACATACCTAAGCCGCGCACGTATATCCCCGACTTTTACATACCTGCGACTGACGTATATGTCGAAGCGAAGGGTCACCTCGACAAAGGAGACCGCATGAAAATGTTACTCGTAAAAGAACAGCATCCTAATTTAGACATACGCTTTGTGTTCTTACGGGCAACTAACAAAATTTATAAAGGTTCAAAAACTACGTACGCTGATTGGGCCACAAAACACAAGTTCGAGTGGGCAGAGGGTTCGATACCAGAGGAGTGGTATAAAAATGGACGGTAAAGATATGGAAGGGATGTTAGAGAAAGCGAGTTTGTTACCCGAGCGGTGGTATCTCGTCTTTCGTCAAGGAACAGACGAGGGGCACGTTACGATGACGGCATACGATACCACTATAGAAGATGAAGAAAGCGAATACATCCCGGCAGGTACGATCCTCTTAACAGGACTCGTCGAACTCATGGAGACAGATTTTGAGCGTGTGATGTCTGCGGGTCTCGCCCGTTTACAGTTCGAAGCCACACAAGAGACTATGATTGAAAATACTGGCAACGGGCCAGACGTGAAGCATGATCCAGAAACAAACATTGTCAAAATTAATTTTGGGAAGAGACAATGAGACACGAAGAATATATGAAGATGAGAGAAGAGTTAGAGCTTGCCGGAAAAGAAGCGTACGGCAACTTGGACATGGTGAACTCACCACCACACTACAATCAAGCAGGGGTTGAGTGCATCGACGCTATACGTGCTGCTACAGACGAAGGCTACCAATACTACCTGCAAGGAAACATAATAAAGTACCTCTGGCGTTATCGTTACAAGAACGGCGTCCAAGACTTAGAAAAGGCGAAGTGGTACTTAGATAAACTCATAAGGGAGATAGAAGATGAATAACATGTTACCTACGCCGTATCAGCAATTCATACACAAGTCACGTTACGCACGCTGGCTCGACGACGAACAGCGTCGTGAGAACTGGGACGAGACCGTGTCTCGCTACACGAATTACA